AAGACACCCTGTACATCAACGGCATGAACCAAGAGGCGATGAGCAGGGTCCAGGCCAAGTTCAATGAGATCTTGGATGGGTTTTATTGCCAGGTATCAAGAATGGGCAAGACTGACGAATACGCATTCAACTTCAACTTCATCAAATAAGGGGACGCAAATGAAACTGATATACGAAGCTAAAGATTTTGACAGCGCCTACGTTGTCAGCAACTGGCCCTGGGGCTGGACTCTAAAGACGGAGGCCAGGTTCTGGATCGAGACCACCAAGGCGGGAGACAGGTTTGTGCAGCAGACCATGAACCCTAAGACTGGCAAATGGTGTAAGCCTAAGAAAGGCACATACGATGCGGTCCTGGTCCTGGCAGTAACCGATGCTGGCAAAGTAACTAATGTCGGGTTCGCCAAGGGTGCAAACGACAAAGCCATCGCCGCGATGGTTGACAAACTGGACTGGGAGAAACTTAACGATATGCAGAAGAAGCAGGTCTGTAAGTGGACAGCCTGGAACGAGGTCATGAGCAATGTGACCTTTGAGTGCAAGGCCTACACCCCAGGCGATCCAGCCGCAGATGAGATGCAGAAAAAATCTGACCAGACCATGGCCAAGGTAGCTGCCCTGGCAAATCTAAAAACAGTGCAGTGCTTAACCAAAAATGGACTTATATAAATATCTGGGTGGTACCCCCACCTTCGTGAAAATAAAGTATAATTCAGGTGAAAGAGAGGTAAACATGGAAGTCAAGACCCAAACCAAAGCTGGCAAAGAGTACAAGGTGTTCACCTTCGATTACTTCGAGGAGTGCGCCGAGTACTGGCAGGACGCCTTCTTGTTCAATGATAAGTATGTAACCAAGGTCATAGGCAAGACTATCATCGCCTGGAAAAAGGAAAAGAAATGATCGACAGCGCCTTACTGTTCTTGGCCTATATGGTCAAATATCCAGAAACGAAAAATATAGAGCACATCCTCGCCATATACGAGGAACTTCCAGACGATGAGAAAGAAATACTCAGAGATACTCTGGAAGAAATAGACAAGATCGACGAACTCTTCGTCACAGTAAACTAGGGAGGGAAAATGAAATACGTTAGTTATCTCAGGGTTTCTACTCAAAGGCAGGGCAAGTCTGGCCTTGGCATCGAGGCCCAGCAGAAGATAATCGCCAACCATCTCAACGGGAGCCAGTACGAAATCCTTAAAGAATTTGTAGAGTATGAATCTGGTAAGAGATCAGACAGAAAAAGGAAGGAGCTCAGGGCTGCCCTGGAATACTGTAAGGAAACTGGAGCCACGTTGATAGTGGCCAAGATCGACAGGCTTATGAGAAATCTGGCCTTCTTGACCAGGCTCCTCGAGCAGGGCGTTCCGGTCATCGCTTGTGACATTCCTCAGATGCACAACCCAGCAGCCACAAAGTTTGTACTCCAGCTCATGGCCAACATCGCTGAGTATGAAGCGGACCTGATCAGCGAGAGAACGACAAACGCTCTTGCGGCTAAAAAAGCCAGGGGCGCAAAGTTAGGATCTCCAACTCCAGAGGTAGGTGCTTCATTAGGTGGAGAGGCAACCAAGGCTGCGATTGGAGATTGGGCCGAGGAGCTCAGGCCAATAGTCCAGGACTTGCAGAAGTATGGATGTAATACCTTGCAGAAGATAAGCCAGGGATTGCAGGCCAGGGGAGCCAAGACTTTCAGGGGCAACACTGCCTGGGCATTGTCATCTACTAGGAACCTGGTCAATAGATTAGGGATGGCAGCATGAATAGAAAAAATCTAGTGGATGAGGATCGCCGGCAATATCAGAGACAGTATTACCTCGCAAATAGAGAAAGACTGTTGGCTAAGCAAAAAAAATATCAGCAAGAGAATAAGGATATGTTGTCGGCATACTGGAAAGAATACCGTCAAAAAAATAGAGAAAAAATATCAGCAAGAGACAAGGATTATAAAAAGGAATATAGAGAAAAGAACAAAGAAAAGATTGCTGAACAAGCAAAAGATTATCGAGCTCGAACTGTTCAGAAAAGGAAGGAGTACAACTCTGAATGGTACGCAAATATAGACAAAGAGATGAGAGAGGTGAGAAGAAAAAGAACCAAACAAGACTATTGGAAACATAGAGAGAAACGTATTGAAGTCTCGAAACAATATGCGAAAGAAAATAAAGATAAATGTGCCGCGCTGCAAAATGAGAGGAGGTGCAGAAAAATAAGAGCCACGCCGATTTGGTTTAAAGAAGAGAGAGAAAAGGTGCAGCTGGTATACAAAAAGGCTAGAGATCTAGGTTTTGAAGTAGATCACATTGTGCCTATCAATTCAAAAAAAGTATCTGGGTTGCATACATGGGCAAATCTACAATTATTAGATACATCTTTTAATTCATCTAAGGGCAATCGTTATTGGCCAGATATGCCAGGAGAAAAGAGAAAATGAAAAGAGAGGAGATGAGCAGGATGCGGGAGGCAGTAGCTGAGGCCACTGGTGAACGCTTCTGCGCTTATTGCAATAGATACAAACAATCCCAGGGCGGCAAGTTTAAAAAGATTGGCGCTCAAAGACGATGGCAATGTAAAGCCTGTACTGATTTAAGACGGAGGTAGCATGGTTGGAAAACTTACAACTGATAAAAAACTATCTGGGTCATTAGCCCCAGTCCTCATGAATCAATCACACCCAACGTATGGCATGAGCCGTAATGACCTGATGGCCAGGGTGCTCAACGCCAGGGGCCAGGGTAATTATGAAGTCCAGGGGTTTAGCGGTAATGAAGCCGCAGACTTTGGTAACGAGTTCGAGCCCACAATCCTACGCAAGGCAGCCGAACGCCTTGGCCTCGATGTCGATACAGAAGTGAGCGAGGTCTATCACTACGGGGAGTTATTCTCGGTCAGTCTGGATGGCATCCTAAAGAATACGGCCCTGGCATTGCAGGCCCAGGATGGCATCTATCTAATGAATGGCGCTGAGACTGTAATCCTGGAGGGTGACGGCGTTCTCGAGAGCAAGTTGACCTCTGCCCCATTCACTGAGGTTCCGCCTCCTTATAGAGGCCCCTGGCAGCTCCAGATGCAAATGATGTGTTATGGAGCAAAGTGGGGAGTAATAGCTACCCTCTACCAGGGAGTCCGGCTAGTTCTCAATGTATATGAGGCTGACCCAGATATGCAAGCCAAGTTGATCGAGGCAGCTGAGGACTTCTACGCCAGGCTCGAGGGTCCAGACTGGTATCCCGCTATCGATGGGGCCGACGCCGCCAGGACCTGGGGCAGGGGTGAGGATGATCTTCCGCCTGTAGATCTAGAGCCTATATCTGAGACTGTAATGAAATACCTGGACGCCAGGAGAGCAGCTAAGGCAGCTGAAGCACTGGCCAAAGCCCTGGAGCCGGAGATTATGAGCCAGATGGCAGTACATGAAAAGGCATTCTTGAAAGATGAGAATGGTGACACGATGGTAGAGATCAGCTGGCCCACCAGAAACTTTAAGGCGCAACCAGAAAAAATTGTTCCGGCAAAGCCAGCCAGGTTTGAGCGTCAGAAATCTATATCAGTATCTGCTAAGTGGTTGGGGGATGATCAATGACTCCGAGGCAGAAAGATACCCTGGACTTTATTGTTAGCTTCCAAAGAGAGCATGGCTTCAGCCCTACCTATCAAGAGATAGCGGAAGGGATCGGAGTCAAATCTATTGGAAGGATTGCCACCCTGGTAACAGCCCTCAAGGATAGAGGGTTTATTAATACCAGGCCAGGTGGTGTCAGGGCTATAGAGGTTTTAAAAACAACTATCCTAGACTAGTTCGAAATGGGGGCCATCGATGAAAGGTCGTTTGCCCTCAGCTCGACGCAGATCGATGTACTCATTCATCAAGTCTCCAGCTAACATTCCAGAATGAGTCAGACTCTTATGCCAGGCAGCTCCCCAACGTAGTTCTACATCGAGTTCTTCTGCTGCCTGTCGCATAGCGTCTGCTATATCATCATAGACATTGAGCTCCCAACATACCTTTGGCCCAATGTAAGCAACTAGATCTACCGCGTCACCGATGATGTGCTTACTTGCCATAGTCTGGCTGGCACCCTTCTCGAATAACTCGCGCTGTTTATCTACAGTTCTCACTCCCTCGATGACACCAAAATCTACTTCGGTTATCTCGATGGCTCGTTTCACAACGTCTACAAGTTCTGTCTTAACACCTTTTAGGTTATCGAGACTGCGCTGAGATAGTTTGAAACTCATTTCCCCTGCCCCCTGTATTTCTTCCAGCTCATCTTGGCATACTTATGCCTGGGCCTCGAGTTCGATGATCGTCCAATGCTGGTCCTATGTTTAAACTCAGTCTTAGGTCTTGCGTTGCTGCTGAATGCAACCTTCTTAGCCATTACGATCTCTCATCATTTTCTTTTTGATTTTATTTTTTAACTCTTGATCATTTGGAAGCGGAAGTCTTAATTCTGTAGCTTCAGCGAATGGACTCTTACCTTCTCTGAGCCTTGATACTGCGTGTTTAATTGCTTTTTGTTTTATTTGTTGAGGTACCTGCCCTATGTTATCAACGTCCTTTAGTATTTCTATATCTTTTGATGTTAAGGTAGGTACGATTAATGGTATCTCTTGCTCCCTCCCGTTTAGTTCAACTGACATTGAATACTCAGTCATATTGGCTCCCCTGTTATTAGGTATTTCGCCAAAATAACCTTTACCTTTTGGAGCAGATCCATCGGCTCTCATACCGTATGGAGACAACCCCATTCCGCTGTATATTCTTTTAAGACCTTGCCCTTTAAATCTATCGTCTGCCATTAATGCTTTCTCTCTTCCAATAACTTAACTCTGACCTTTAGATCATGTATATGCTCGAGCATCTCTTCTTTCAACTCCTGCCTGGCGAATGCATTTCCAGGGCTCGGAACGATCTCTCCAGATGGACTGATTAGCTGCATCTGATTGGCTCTTATAAGTTGGATGTCAGACTGTATAGCCCCGATTGAAGATATAACCCACCACATAGCAGCCAGTAAGACTGGTACTAAGCTAGCTAATGCTTTGGCTATATCAAAGTCTTTCACTTTTTCTTTTTAAAGTTAGCCTTCATAGCAGCCCAGGCCTCGGGCGTGATCGTAGACTTAGACTTGGGTCTCGAGGTACCGGCAGCTTTACGTTTATTCATGTTGTAGTACAAACCTTTTTTGCTCATCATTTCGATACCCCCTTATACTTCTCAAAGCTACGCAATCCACCAAGCCCCAGCATACCCATGAGTACAGTCATCAGCTGACCCATATCGAAATCTGGAAGTGGTGGAGTCTCTAGTCCGTAATAAGCCAGGACAAAAATAGCCAGAGGCTGCATAACAAAATGATAAGCAAAGGCAGTGCCGCAAACCCAACCCACGAACGGTCTCCAACCACCTTTAAAAGTTGAATTGCTAGCCGCTTCCGCCTTGTTAACCTCGACTTGGGCCAAGGCCAACTGTTGCGCGTGTCGGTCCGCCATCGTAGAAATTTCATGAGCTAACTTCGCTTTCTGGTCTTTGTCCTCGATAACCTTATCTAGAAGACCTGTTACTGGTTCGATTAATGAACTGAGAAAAGGGATAGCCATATTTATTTCCAGTCACATTCGCATACTTTAGACATTAACCTGGATATGCACCAGGCAACACCCATTGCAACGCCTCCGGTTAATACTGATTCGCCCCAGAAATGAGCTGGGTGAGATACCAGGTCGGCGATGACTACACTTGACCCAATCAATGCGGCTTTAATGTAATCCTCATCAGCTTTATCTTTCCCGATAACCATTCCGATAAAGATAATGATCGAGGCTAAGACTCCAGTCTTGCCAGCTGTAAGAAGATGCTTGGAGTTGAACATGGCGAGTATGTTGCCCTGGGCCATGACAGCACAACAACTAATGAATGCTGCTGCCCATCGTTTTGCTATAACTACTTTAGCTTCTTTCGCTTGCTCTACTATTTCAGATATTGAGAACATCATTTTCTCCTTTACATTCCGAGAAGTTTTTTAAGTCCTAATGTAATTGCCGAACCAATTAACCCAGCCACAAAGATAAGAGTATATATACCTCCCTTACTTTGATTGATGATCGCATTCACCTGGGCCATGTCCTTTCTGAGTAATGCTATTTCATTGGTCAGGTTCTTAACATCAGCCTGCAATGCGCCAAACTCTTTAGGGCTTATTGGTTGCTCGGCCATCTCTAGTTATCCGCAGGTTCAGGCGTGTTGCCCTCGGCAAGCCACTCAAGATATTCTTGGTAGTCTGTGTTGGCTGGATCAAATGGGATGAAAGCGTTGTCTGATAGACGTTGTACCAGATTATTTTCACCAAATAGATTATTAATTAGTTTATACATTTATAGTTCCGCCTCTGCTCTCCAATGAATTGAAACTCCTGCATAATTTGTGCTTCCGCTAGAGTAACCATAAATACTTTTATCAGAAGTAGCTGCAATTGAATAAGATTGAGAATTAGCTCCACCAACGGCATAAGTAAATCTATGGCAAACACCGCTATTTCCACCGATATCCCAAACAGTAATAGTTGGAAATGTTCTTAATTGAACTGGAAATAAAATCCACGGCCCAGCTAAATAGCCCGTAGTGCTTCCGTTTTGCCCTCCACCAAAGTGAGCTGCCCCAACAGATGTAGCTGTACCTACAGCAGTTCCAGTTGCATAGCTATGCTGGTAATACCTCTGACACAAAGCTAACTCAGTGCCATACGGTCTGCGCTCAAACTCAGTGGCTACAGAGCCTACCTCTAGCTGGACTCCTGTGATGTAGAAGGTTGCTCCGTTGGTTCCGACTACGCTGGTTGCGCCAGTGGCTGAACGATAATCAGCAGAAGCCCACGCACCAGGAGTTCCTTCATAAGTTGATCCACTTCCAAGATTGAAAAATAAAATCATAGAACCGGCATTGCTTGCACCGACCCAAGTTCCAGATGTATCACCTGGAATTGTTACAGAAATGGAAGTCCAAGTGTTTGCGGAAGAAATGGTGTATGTAAATGGGTAAGAACGAGTGCTCCCATAATTCCGCAGACAAGCCCCAAAAGTACCAGTTAACGAAGAGTAAACTTTAAATGAAATGGTTACTGTTTTTGCGTTTGCCGTACCAAAGCCTAAATCCGCTACTGAATGCCCTTCAAAATTGTGAAGAATGTACATTTGATCGCCAGACGAACTTGAATACGCAGATGACGAAGTAATCCCAAGATAGTTAGTAAATCCTGCTGGCGGTGTAACCGAACCAGCATTTTGTTGTGCTGTAAATTTGCTTGCTGGGTTTGAAACAACTTGCCACCTATCGACTGTGTACGGATTGACACTAGCCGTAGACACACTCGCACCAGCATTTCTCTGGTCAATCTCCATAGCACCATTAATGATCCTGTTCTTGCCCATAGTGTTATAAACCGTGGGCGTAGCGCCGTTGATCGTGGTTGTGTTTCCCGCGCTCGAATCTACAATCGCGTCTACTTTAAGTGTGCTCATGCTGACTCCAATGTAGCTACTCTAGCTTTTAGTGATTCAATTTCTGTAATTGCTTCCTTTAACGCA